CTAAGGGGCCGCCTTAAAACGGCCCCTTTTTTAATGAGAAGAGTGAATATGAAAAACTTCCGAGTACAGATCCATTATGAAGGTTATCGCGCTGAAACAAACGTGATGGCTGAAGATAGTGTTGCAGGGATTGAAAAATCAGTCCTTGACAAACTGGGAAAAAATGAGGTAAAGTTCGAAAAAGACGGATTTACCCGTGGTAAATGGATAACTTATGAGGAAGTTATAAATGACGGAAGACCTGTACAATACGAAACGGTCCTTGGAGTTAGAATGGCAAAGCGAGCACCTGAAGGACGGCAAGCATAATATCAGGATGATTGAGATCAACAGACAAATCCAGGATGTTATTAAGGAGATAGTTGCCAAAGAGTTTGAAGAGCAAACACTTCTAACTAAAATAAACGAGTCCAAAGCCGAAGTTTCGATAGCCACTTAAGCGCTATCACAAATCACACAAACACGTAGGGATCCCTTGCGCTAAATTAAATTTTGCGTTATATCTAAATTACTATACAATTATTAATTTGATGTAGACGAGTATAGTCGACGGCCTAAAGACTACATCATATAAATTAGGAGGATTATAATCATGGCAACAACTACATTTTCGGGCCCAATAAAAGCGGGAACGATTAAAAATACGACTGGTACTACAGTTGGAACGGATATGAAAAATACCGGCCAAGTTGTAATGGCACAAACACATGCTATTGACTTATCTGGTGGAGCACTTGCAGCATCTGCAACTAATGTTATCATTCCAGCAAATTCACAGTTAATAGATATTGTTTTTGATAGTATAGTAGCATCATCTGGTGCTACTAATATTAGCATTGGCAAAGTTGGTGGAGGAGCCGCTATATTTGTTAATACGTTCGCTATTGGAACAACTGTGGGACTTAAACGTCCAACTACTGAGGCTGGTGGATCACTAGCATGGGAAGACATTGGAACAAGCGATGTAAGACTTAATGTTACTAACTCATCGGCTACAACTTCTGGTGAGTGTAGATTTACTATTACATATCAACAAAATAATAACTTAAGTTAGTAAATAAATTGTGAGCTCCTTCGGGGGCTCATGTTTAAGGAGATAAAAATATGGCATTTGATGCAACTGACGTTAAATCGTCAACAAGAACGACTTCGGGAAGGTTAGAAACGTACACAGGAAGTTCAAGCTATCTTGCTCGAACAAGAATAAAAGCTATTCAAGCAAATCCAAGTGGAGCAGGTGGTCTTATAAAAATTTATAATGGCACATCGGTAGCAGCAGCTAGTATTGTTTACCAAGCTAAATTTGGAAGTGCAGCTGGAGGCGATTGTCTTGATACATATATTCCTCAAAATGGAATTTTATGTCCTGATGGAGTTTATATCGATTTAACAGCTAACTGTGATTCTGTAACGATTGTCTGGCAATCGTAGGGAGACTAAATGGCTAACACTACATCCGGAACAGCAACGTTCGGGAAAACGTTCGCGGTTGATGATATTATTGAAGAAGCTTTCGAGAGATGTGGTATTCGAGGAGTCGCTGGTTACCAGTTAAAAACAGCCAGACGCTCTTTAAATATTATGTTTCAAGAGTGGGCGAACAGAGGAATTCATCTCTGGGAAATTGGGGACGGATACTTAACTCTAGTAGCTGGAACTAATGAATACATTGGCTACAGAGCTAGCTCGGATGGAACGTCTACATTATTAAATAGTGCGGGTGCAGCTTTATATGGTACTGATGATGTTTTTGAAGCATCTTATAGAAGCAGTGCAGGTACAACGAGTCAATCAGATAGTCCACTTACAAAAATTTCAAGATCAACTTATTCTTCTTTATCTAATAAATTAGCTCAAGGACAACCATCACAATATTGGGTTCAAAGATTTATAGATAAAGTTACAATCACTTTATACACTACTCCAAGTTCAAGTCAGGCGGGAGACAGAGTTCAATTTTATTATATGAGTAGAATCGAAGATGCAGGTGCATACACAAATGCAGCTGATGTTCCTTATTATTATATTCCCTGTATGTGTGCAGGTTTAGCATACTATATTAGTATGAAATACAATCCTGAAAGAACACAAAATTTAAAATTATTATACGAAGATGAAATATTAAGAGCGGAGGCAGCGGATGGGTCTAGTAACAGTACGTATGTTACACCTAAGACCTACTATCCAAGTGTTTAATTATGGCAAGATACGCACAAGGAAAATTTGCACTAGCAGTATCAGACATTAGTGGACAATCATTTCCATGGAATGAAATGGTTACACAATGGAATGGATTGTTTGTACATTATTCTGAGTTCGAATCTAAACAACCACAATTAGATCCTAAACCAAGTGCTGCTGATCCAACAGCTTTACCTAAAACAAGACCTCAACAACCTCCTGCGGATGCTTTAAGATTTTTAGATTTTAATCCATTAGTGACTTATGCAGCTGCTTCAGGAATTATAAATGTTAAGTCTTTAGACCATCAAAGAAGTTATGGAGATACTGTAAGATTTAGAGGACCACCAACTACTTCTCCTGGTACAGGTACACCCGACTCCATAGGAGATGATGGACCTGTTGCAGGAAATCCTGTTGTTGCTTTTGCAAGCATTGCAAATATAGATGGAATTTCTGGATCTACAATTTGTCAAGCTGCAGGTTGGACAATGTATCCAGGAAAATATACCGGCACAACTACAACTTTAAATGGCACAATTGATTCTTCAACAACCACTGTTGTGTTAACAAGTGGAACAAGTTTTACAGGTGTTTCAACTGGAGTGGTTGAACCTACTAGTACGAATACAAGTGGGACATCTACCTGGGGAGTTTTAATAGATACTGAAATTATTAGTTATACCGGAGTTAGTACTCATACTTTAACAGGCGTAACGCGTGGAGCTTTTGGCTCTACAGCAGCTGCTCATACTACAGGAGCTACGATAAGATTATTAGAAACTCCAGCTAATTGGTATCATTTTAATAGTGGCGGAACAGCTACTACGGGTGATATAAAAGGTGGAGGATGGAATATATCTTCTGGACCAGTAACATTAAAAACGATAGGACCTCAATAATATGGCATATCTTTTAGCAAATTTACAAGACGATATTAAGAATTACACTGAAGTCGGGAGTAATGTTTTTACTTCTGCTGTGATGAATAAATTTATTCAAAATGCTGAGATGAGAATATATAGAGCATTTGATGCTGATTTAGAAAGATTCTATGCAACATCTACATGTATTATCGGAAATAGATATGTATCTATTCCTGCTGACCTTAGGGTTATTAGATATGTTCAATTAAAAGATGATGATGGAAATCAAACTTATTTAGAGCAAAGAGATCCTAGTTTTATGGCAGAATATTATGTAACACCTGGCTCTTCTTCTACTAGTATCCCTAAATACTATGGAAATTGGGACGAAGAGTATTGGGTTATCGCTCCCACACCAGATACAGCTTATGAAATTACCATGGCCTATAATAAAGAGCCCACTAGTTTAACAAATACTACCCAACCAACTTCGGCTCCAGCAGCTACAAATGGAACATATTTGTCAAATAAATATCAGGATTTACTTTTATATGCATCTTTGGTAAATGCATATGGGTACTTGAAAGGTCCGATGGATATGTTACAATACTATGATAAAGCTTATACAGAAGCTTTAGAAACGTATGCGAGAGAACAACTTGGTCGTAGACGCAGAAACGAATATCAAGATGGGGTTATTCGTCTTCCAATTAAATCGGAATCACCATCAACTTATTAAGGAGATAAAATATGGCAAACGTAATACCTTATGCATTCCGTGGAGAGTTATTCACTGGGACACATAATTTTGCATCAGGAGGCGATGATTTTAAATTAGCTTTGTACACTTCAAATCCATACGATACATCTAGTACTGTTTATAGTGCGACGAATGAAGTTAGTTCTTCTGGAACTAATTATACTGCAACTGGAAATACTTTAACAGGTAATGCTGTTGTGGCATCTACAGCAGTTGCAAGTTGTGATTTTGCAGATACGACGTGGACTACAGCTACAATTACAGCAACTCATGCAGGACTTTATAATGATGATCAAGGGGATAAGTTATGTGTAGTATTAGATTTTGGTGGAACTTTTACTTGTACAAATGGTACATTTAAAGTTTCATTCCCAAGTCCAAGTACAGCTGCAGATGCAATTATAAGCATGGCTTAAGGAGATAAAAAATGGCTTTAGTTTTAAACGACAGGGTTAGAGAAACCAGTACTGATTCAGGAACTGGAACTTTAGATTTAGCAGGCGCAGTAACAGGTTGGGAAACTTTTGTTGCAGGAATTGGA